CAGGGGAACACTTGTTCTATTTGGGCTGTAACAATCCGCCCGCAGCGGGCATGATAGTAAATAAATGATAGTTCCTTTATGATAGCGATTGTTACAATGTTAACGATGGTTAAGAAACCTTACACTGGTCAGATGTTCCAGATTAACAATGACCTGCTACCTTTAGGGAGTCAGGATCTTCCGCCCTAGCGGAGGACGAAGACAAAGCAAAGGGGGAGAACATGGATCAGGATCAGGCTAAGAACATGGCGGCAGTCGCCACGGACGCAGCGTCAGCAGTTGCCGCACGAGCAGTTGCTCGGGCGCCGAAGTTCCAGAAGTTTGTTACAACGGTTCTAGACAATGCCAAGGATTGGACAAGCGGCGACCGTTGGCACATCAGCGACGGCGAAACCGACATCAGCGCCGAAGAGATTCGGACGCTCCTAGGCGGGGATCTTTGGGACAAGGTTGAGGAGGAGGTCAAGGAGGCACTTACTGAGGAGATTCGGGACGAGGTCAGGGACGAGATTGAAGAGGAGATTCGGGACGAGGTCAGGGACGAGATCAGGGACGAGATTGTGCGAGAGGTTCAGGTCAGGGTTAGCGACATGGTCAACGACCTCAACGACTTGTAACAATCAGGGGGAGGGGCGCCACGGGGCGCTCCTCCTCCTAAATTTTTTTGTGATAGTCAATAAATGATAGTTCCTTATGATAGCGGATTGTTACATTGTTAACGGCGGTTAAGGATTCTTAATGGTTCTGGTAGTTGATTGTTAATGGTGGATCTGCTATGGTTCAAGGGTCAGGACGGCTCCGCCCTAGCGGAGACGCGAAGACAGGACGAAGGAGGAAACATGAACAACGGGGTTCGGGTCAATCAGCAACAGGCGGTGGACATGATCGCCAAGGGCGTGGACTTTTACGCTTCGGCGCTTCATGGGTACAGCGTCTCGCGTGGTGGCAATACTGGCGCAGGGATCGCGTACGGCGTGGCGCTTGATCGGTTCAAGGAGGACGATGAGCGCATTCGTTATGTGGTTAAGTCATACGCAACACCGATTGCGTGGAGGCTTGAAGACGGGACATGGGTGGTTCCAGCGGCGAAGTACAGCCGAACAACAAGCAAGCATCAGGGGGTGGTCAATCGTGGGGTTGGTCAGGCGACAGCGAACGGGGGGATGGTGATCCGTCCCCTACGCTAGGGGCAGGAGAGGGGGGTGCCGCAAGGCATCCCCCTTTTTTGTTGCGCAAAAAATGATAGTAAATAAATGATAGTTCCTTATGATAGCGATTGTAACAATTGCGAAACCTTAACATTGTTAGGGGTTGATTCTTAACGTTGTCTGTGGTATTGTTCAATTGTCGGGACGGCTCCCCCTAGGGAGCAGCGAAGACAGGATACAGGAGGGTACCATGGGGTACAATTATGCGGCAGGCGTCGCGGAGATGACTGGGGACTTGCGTACGGCGGTGTCGGTACACTTGACGTACAATTGCTACCCAGCAATGACGGAGTTCACGGATGCGGGCGTTGAAGCGATCCGCGCCGTGCTTGATGAGGATGAGGATCATCTCGTGCCTATGCCGAATGGTGTATCGCATAAGGTGTATGGCGATCAGGTTCCCGCGGGTAAGTTGATCGGCATGCTTCACCTTGATGCAATTGTGGATTGGGCGTATTATGATCAGGAGGTGCAATAATGAGCGAGAAGGTGTTCGGGGTTCTATTCGTAGGGTTCTCGGCAATCTGTGGGGTTCTGGTAGGTTGGGAGTTCGGATCGGTAAGTTCAGGGATCGCAATGTTCTTTATAACGTCAGGGATCTCGTTGTACGGGATCTGGGGCTTTGAATTGGTCAGGAGTTCAATCGCGGATCATTATCGCAGGAAGTACGACGACAGCCGCCGCTAGGGAGGTGGCTTTACGAGGGGGGCGGCAGGGTGCCGCTCCCCTCACTTTTTGGAAAAAATTTTGTGATAGTAAATAAATGATAGTTCCTTATGATAGTCCGATTGTTACAATGTTAACGGCGGTTAAGAAATCTTAACTTGACATTTGAGCGGTTTTGTGGTATGCGGTTGGTTAAGAAATCTTAACCAAAATAGGGGTTGATTCTTAATGTGGGGTGTGGTATTGTTCTTGTGTCGGGATCGGTACACCCTAGTGTAGCGGCGAAGACAGATCAAGGAGGGCACGATGCCACTTAATTGGAACGTCGCAAACGTCAAGGATAAGGAAAACGTATGCTTCTTTGTAGCAACAAAGGACAACGCGGACTACGGCTTCAGGGCTGGCGAGTCGTACCTAAAAGGTGAAACAGATGCGCTCATCTGGCTCACAATGTCGGTCGGTCTTGATCAGATCACCGAAGACAACATTGATGAGTGGCTATACAGACTAGCAATTGAGTACGCGTTTCAGGATTCAACAATCAGCCGTTGCGTTAATGGAGAGTGGGAGCGAGTCTACCATGACGAAACCTCACTTCGCAGGCACATCGGTCTATACACAAACGCGGGGACGATCTCCCGCAAGGAGTACCATGAGAAGATTCTCCGAATCCTGCACAACAACGGGTCGCGCATCATAAGGGACTTTGAGGAATACAATAAGGACTTTGAGCAGAAGCACAAGATGACGGACAAGGGCTGGGTCAAGATCTAGGGATCTTGCTCACAGGGGGGCGGCAGGCGCCGCCCCCCTTTCTTTTTGCCCGCAAAAATTTGTGATAGTAAATAAATGATAGTTCCTTATGATAGCGAATTGTTACATTTTGGTTAAGGAATCTTATCTTGACATTGGCGTTCGGATCTGGTACCGTGCTTGTAGATCGGAAGAAGATCTTCCGACAACAGGAGGGCATCATGGATCTACTCACAGCGTTAAAGGCGGACGAGAATCTTGCCGAGGGGCTTGGCGAAGTGTATTGGGGAGAGTATAATGGTAAAGAGATGACGGCGGCTGAGCGGCTGTCGTACGCAACCGACGAAACCGATGCGCGGCTTGTTGTCGGGACGGCGTACAAGATTGCGGCGGCGTCAGGGGACTACGCCATTGCGGATCTGATTGTGGATTCGTTCAAGAGTGTCAAGGAGGGTGTGTGAAGATTACAGGGATCAGGCTCACAAACGAGGACGCGGCAGACATCGTACACGGCGCCGTTGAGGGCGGCACGAATTACTGGGCGGAGGTCAAGGACTACAAGTGGTCAACGTGGTACAAGGATCCAGAAAGTACATTGAGCAGCATTCGGGAGGACTTGCCAGAGGACTTTGTATTCGTTAACATTCGGGAGGACGCGGAGCAACTGGATCTTGACGAGGAGCCGAAGTGGGTCGGGCTAACCAAGGAGAATCTTGAGAGGGGGGTCATTGGGTTGATTGAGAAGTACCCGCACCTTATCCATGGCGTGTCAAACAGGGGTGAGGGGGACGTGGAGTTTGACTTTGACGCAACGTCGTGCGACGTCATCGTACAGTTGGCAGTATTCGGGGAGGTTGTTTATGGTTGACGAGAAGCAGGAGAAACTGTGGCTCGCTATTCGTGAGATGGATCTGGTAGTGTATGATCTGATTCGGGCAGCAGAGGACGCAGGCGAAGAGGATCTGGCACAAGCAGCGCGGCGGTTGATGATCATCGCCGTGTCAAAGATTGGAGTGAAAGGAGTGAATCGTGGATAGGCAGCGAGAGATCTTTGAAACGTACCTTTATCGGTACCTGAAGGAAGAGAAGCGAAGGGAGCAGAGGGCGCAGTTTTGGTGGAAGGTTACGGTAGCGTTCCTATTCTTGTCGTTGTTCCTATTGGGATTTAGCGCAGGGAGGTTGTCGGTATGAGTGCAAGCGCAGAGGTCTTTATTTCGGTTGACATTACAAATAGCAAGGGGAATAGCACATATCCAGACATCGTGGCGAAGTGGTTGAGTCAGGCGGGGTTCCCGATGGAGGGCAGCGGCTACTACTACCACTCCAATTCGTCTGGGGATCTGTATGAAGTTCGTGGTTTGTCAGTAGACTACGAAGTCTTTGATCAGGAGTGGAGTTCAGGTCTGGTCACGGAGTTAAACTTCCTTGACAGGGATCTCATCGTGGACGTCCGCGTCTACAATCTAGATCGTGAACCAGACGTGGAGTACAATAGTAGGGACATTCCAGACGACTACTGGGAGGAGGAAGGTTGATCGCGGCGATCCTCGCAGTCGCCATGGTGACGACGCCAACGTACACGGATCGTATGACGTGGTACGCGGCTCGCTGCCCAGCGGGTGTGACGTCGCTCGGGCGAACGGACACGTGTTCTCCATATCTGAAGAAGCCTCATGGTCGTGGCGGAGAAACAAAGTGGTATGCCGCCTCTGGGTGGTTTAGGTGGAAGATGAAACCCGTCGCCGTAATCGTGACGAGCAAGACGACAGGTCGCTCGGTACGGCTAATCGTCAGGGACTATTGTGACGCATGTGCGAAAGGGCGTGCTATACTGGACATCAGTCCGTGGGGCTTCATCGCCCTCGGTCATGAATTAGGGAAGGGCGTGGACAAAGTGTGGATTAGGTATGAGGGGGCACGATGAAGATTAACTATGGTCAACTGGCGTTGGAGCGGCGCTTCGGGGAGGAGAAGCGGGCAGCCATCGCCAAGGCTCGTGAACTGGGGCATGACCCCAACTGGGTATATGACGATACCGTGGAGGGTGCTCTCTGGTGTGACGATTGCGGACTTTGGGGCAGGGTGGTAATATCACCTATGTCCAGCAGAGAGCGTAAGGACGACATCGGAGGGGCGATACTGGAGAACAGGTGCGAGCAGGATGCCGTCCACAAGGTGCACGGCGAAGAGGCTCGCAAGATTGTAGACCTTGGGATGGACTCGTCCATGCCGAGCATGTTCGCGGACATCGGCATTGAGCCGAAGGAGGTAGACCGTGAGAACTTCCAGAGCAGGGTACTCAAAGCGTGGAGGAAGAACGACAGGATCGGCTCGTTCAACGGGCGCACCGTTGGGGGACGGGAGTGAGCGGCACTGGCGGCTCTACCACCCGCGGTACTCGGTTGAGCCGTGCCCGAGGTGCGAGCACCCCGAGGCGGACGGCGGGTACTGCAATCCAGAGGACGGGGGGTGCGGGTGGACAATGGCGCACCATAAGAGGGAGCAGTGGATCAATGGGGATCTCGGAAAATAATTGGGAGAAGATCGTGGGCGTGACACTCGTCGTGCTGTACATGATCTTCTTGATGGGAGGCGTATGAGCAGGACAACACCCGTATCAAACGAGGCTGAACGTAGCGTACTGGGTGCCATGCTGATTGATCCAGACGTAGCAGGGATCGCCTGTGAGCGCCTGAACGATGACGATTTCTACTCCATTGATAACCGAGCCGTGTTCTCGGCAATCAAGTCGGTAGTGAATCGCGGCGGCACACCAGACATCGTATCGGTCATGGACTCGCTCAAGGGCGCAGCCAGTGATAGTGGCGACGGCTGGGGGGTAACGCTGTCCGATCTCTCCCGCGAGGTTCCGACGTCGGTCAACGCGGAGGAGTACATCGGCATCGTGCAGCGCAAGGCGGTCATGCGGGCGATTATCAGCGGCGCCCACAAGATTGCGGAGATCGGGTACGCCGACTCCAACGAGGTGGATCGGGCGATTGACGAGGTTGAGTCCATCGTCTACAACCTGAACCGTAAGCGCAAGGTTGAGAACGCAGTCCTGCTGGACAGGCTGATTCCAGAGACAATGGATCGGATTAGGTACATGCTGGAGCACAAGGGCGAGCGGCTCGGCATCCCGTCTGGGCTGGCGAGCATTGATCGCATCACTGGCGGCTGGCAGAAGTCTGACCTGATTATCGTCGCCGCCCGCCCGTCGGTCGGCAAGACGTCTCTGGCGCTGAACATGGCGCAGCATGCGGCGTTGAATCAGGGGAAGAGCGTCGCTGTGTTCTCGCTGGAGATGAGCAGGGAGCAACTCTCTACGAGGCTCGTTGCTGGCGTGTCAGGCATTGACATCGGACGCATCCGACGTGGTGACATCAAGGGGATCGATCTTGCAAGGATCGCCGCCTCTGCTGGCACCTTGCTGGACGCAAAGATCGTCATTGACGATACGCCTGTGGCTTCTCCAGCGGAGTTGCGCGGTCGCTCACGGCGGATTGAGTCCGAGCACGGGCTTGATCTCATCGTGGTGGACTACCTTCAGTTGATGACGGCAGACCGTGCGACCAAGGACGCCAACAGGGTGTCTGAGACGTCGGACATCAGCCGCGGGCTGAAGCGTCTGGCTCGTGAGATGAACGTTCCCGTGATCGCGCTCTCGCAGTTGAGTCGCTCGTCGGAGCACCGCGAGGGCGGGCAGCCACGCCTTTCAGACCTTCGGGACTCTGGGGCGATTGAGCAGGATGCCGACGTGGTGCTGATGCTGTGGCGTCAGAACCCGCCAGACATCGCCAACGAGTACGAGGAAGTCAAGGCAATTGTGGCAAAGCATCGGAATGGTCCGACAGGTATGGTTGACCTTCTCTTCAAGAAGGCGACGACAACATTCATTGATAAGGAGGGATGACGTGGATCTAGAAACAGCAGTATGCTACCTGTGCCAAGCACCGATAGCAAACATTGATGACGTGGAGGAGATTTACGAGGAAGATCTTCTTTGCCCAGTGTGCCTGAGGGAGATCTTCCACGACCACCTCACAGACACGATGCTGGAGGAGGATCTGTGCGACGACGACCCAGACCACGACGTGGACTGGGAGAAGGCTACCGCTTGATCTTTCTTTCTAACTCGCGCTCATCGAGCGAGGAGAGCGGCACGGTCGGTTCACCGTAGTTGACTTCCTTGCCGATGAGCGTAGAGTAGACAATCCCGTACTTCCGACAGTACGACCTGATGCTCATGCCTAGGCGACGAGCCTCTTTCTTAAAGTAATCTTCTGGTCTACCCTTTAGCACTCTTGTCCTGCCGTTCTGCTATCATCGCATCGATGACGCCAACCGACAGCACCATTCCCAAGATAACATTCTTCACATACTGCTCTTGGCGTAGTCGGGGGTCACCGACAGCCTTGAGTATGCCAGCCCTTATGTCAGAGGAGACGTCACCTGCGTCTCCGATCATTGAGTTGATGCGGCTCTTGGCTTCAATGAGGTCGATCACTCGCAATCTTCCACCAGTTCCTTGTCGCCCTCGCCAGCACGTGACACCTCAGACCACTTCCCTTCACCAAGGGCAATGAGGATCAACGCGTAGTTGCTAATGTCAATGAGGGCGTCGCGCACGCCAGCATTGAACCAGTCTGGACTAACCTCTGGCACGCCAGACTTAATCGTTCCATTGAGTGACGTCGCAATGCGACCGCACTTGTCTAGCGCAAGACGGGAGAATACACCGTATGGTCCAAGACCTTCGATGTTGCTCGGACCGTAGCCCTCTTGTCGCTCCACAAGAACGTTGTACGCCTCTTCACTAAGTTCTGCAAAGTAATCAGTGAATTCCTTCGGGACTTGTCTTGTCATAAATCTCCTCCAACTTTTCTGCCGTCCCGTCCTTGACGATGACGCTGGCTACCATGAATTTATCTGGACACTCGTTGCATTGCCACAATCTAATCGACAGACGCGGCGACAGCAACTTGTGTGGCTTGCGGGACGCCTTGATCGAGTCCGACCCGCAACGCGGACACGCCAGCCCCGTGAACATCAGTCCTGATCCAATGCGACGAGGATCAGGGCAGCACAGGCAAATGACCCCCACGGGAAGGGAGCAAGGGCTGCTAGAAGCCCCGCAAATGCCAGTAGGAAGCCCGTACGGGCGCCCTTTCGCTTCAGTGGGGTCTGGATAGCCTTAACCACCTTTTCGATGGCTGAGGGGTTGATTTCCTGATCTTCTGGATTAGTCGCCAATTGACACCTCCCCGACCAACTTGGTCGCCTCCTGCGCGGCGCATGTCGCCCGCGTCATCTTCGCCGCAGACTCAAACTGGTCTGGCAACTTGCCGACCTTCTCCTCCATCGCAAGGTATACGTAATCAAACGCACGACCCCACGCAAGAAGAGCATCTTCAATCTGAGGCTTCTTCTTATTATATGGAACGCTCACTTGATGTTCCTCACCCAGAGTTCTAGCGTGTCATGATCCGCAAGCGGAGAGATCGTATCCTTCTCCGAGATAATGTTCGCATCGTGCTTGTTGATCGCCTGCTCAACTTCTGGGAATGACCTATAGTTCACAGCAACTTCGTCCTTGCCATTGTATGGCGCGGAGCAGAAGTATGTCACCGTTGCATCAGTGAGCGCAATGAAGCCACGTGCCCACCACCATGGGGCGTAGAACAACTTGCCGTCACCAGCCTGCATCTCTTCGCTGATGACCTTGCCATATAGTTTAGAGAACGGGTCAATGTTCACGGCAAAGATGATCGCCTTCCCAGACGACACATACATCGCCTTGTCCATGTGCACCTGCGCATGCAGACCTCGGAAGACGCCAGCCCGAGACCAGGAGGCATTGACCTGCCTGATGTCAAATCCTGGAATCGTTTCGTATGGCTTCTTGATGACTTCCGAAAAGTATCCGCGGCTGTCCTGAAACACGCCGCCGTAGAGCACCCGTGGCTCTAGCGAAACGTTAGCGAGGCTCTCGGTCATTGATGTACTCCTCTAGGTCGAACGTCACCAGCATCCTGCGCTTGACGCCTGACCCCTCTGCGCTGACGTGGACAACGCCACGCAGCCTATCTGTCCTATACTCAATTGCTTGTAGCAAGTCCCAGATCCGCTCGGGGAACGAAGCCCCGCTCTTGATCTGGAACTGAAGGTGGTCGTTCTCGACGTCAACCTTGCCGCCAAACATGCCCACCCTTTTGCCTTCGATCACCTTGGCGACAGCAAGTTCGATGGCATTGCCGCGCTTGCGATTGTTGCGACCGCGCTTCGACCGCTCGGCGTTGACTTCCTGAATCTGAAGATCCTTCATGACTCCCATTAGATCAACCTCCCGACTGAGTGCGACGCAATCGCGCTCTCGTTCTTCGGATCTTCAAGGTAGTTCCTGATCTCCCGAAGAAGTGGCTTGACCGAAGTGGCGCACCAGCGGCAGCCGACAGCCGCCAGTGCGCACTTCGAACTACTGTCCTTGGTCATGCGGTCGAGGGCACACTTGGAAGCCTCAACCGCCTCGGACGGGGATGAGATCACCCCTTACCCCGAGTGTTCAATGGTCCCCATACGCAACGTGAGATCTCACGAAGCGTGAAGTCGGCGTACTTCTTCCCGTTGACCTCATTGCTCTTGCCCCACTTGCCGACAGCAACCGCGTCGTGCCGTGGGTCTCCCTCTTCCTTGCCGACCGCCCAGTCGCGGATCTTTGTGATGTGCTCCCACGTCGGCTCATCGAAGCAGGTGAACGTCACATACAGGTACCTGTTGGCGGGCTTGTCGCCCTTCTTGCCGCTGTCGATCCACAACTGGTACTCGTATGAATTCATCGCTCCCTTGAACGACATGATCTTTGCCCCCGAGGGCAGCGTCTTGAACTCTGGCTCAAACTTATCGCTGAACCAAAAAAGAATCGTTTCCATTAGAAGTCTACCTCCTCTAGTTTACCGCTCGCTGGCTTAGATGCCGTCTTGACTGACGTGCCAAAGATCTTCTCTGCCGCCTTCGCCACCGTAGCGTCAGCCGCATCGTTCTCTGGGTCATCGCCCGTCGGGATGAGGAACGTCGTCAGGAGCGCATACTTCAGCGCACCAGTCGACGACTTGTAGACATGCTTGTCCCCGCTGTCGGCGCCAGAGCCGAGCGTCTGGATGTCCAGCGTCTCTCCTGTGTCACCGTCAATGAAGCGCCACGTATACCGTGCCGTCACGATTGCCTGTGTCCCCTTCGGCGTCAATCCTTCCGACACCACGTCGACCTGTGCTGGCACCATGATGACGTTCAGTTCACCAAGCGCCGTGCGCACCTTGTCCGCAACGTCGGACGCCATGACATACTTGTATCCCTGTGCTGAGTTGGTACCGCCCTTCTGGACGTACCCTACCTTTCCCATTACCTGTGAAAGTTTCGCTGCGAGTTTCATCGGCTACCTCTACACTCCGTCTTCCATCGGCAGTAGGAGCAGGGGTACTTCCACCCGCCCTTGCCATTGGAAGCCAACTCCTCGGGAATCCGAGGCGGCTTCCTGTCCCCATAATAGTTCAGAACCTTGAGAATGCGCAAGGCTCTTTCGCCCCACTCGTCTGGGACGATGTACTCGTCTGGGTCAAACGACTCCTTGTCGAGATACACGACACGGACGTCATCGACCCGCTTACCCTCCCGCCGTAGGGCTACGCCGTAGGACGCCGCCTGAATCAGGTGCTCCTTCTTCGGCTCCCCCTTGCGGTACTTGCGGGCGTTAGCGGACTCGCTCTTGAACTCAAGCAGTGAGACCTTCCCGCTCTTCCATGTGACCAGCGCATCGATGTTGCCAGAGAAGTCCTGTTCTGGGATCTCCACTGGAACCTCGGCTTGCAAATCTGAGATCTCCTCAGATTCTCGGAGCATCTCCACGATGCCGTCTCCAAACAGGTTGCCGATCTTGAAGATACCATACAGGCGCTCTTCAAACGGCTCTGTCTCTGGCACGCCATTCGTATCGTACCAGTGGGCACGGATGCACCCGCCAAGCAAAGAACCACGCCACTTCCGCTTGGAAGGACGTGGTTCACGCTTGGAGAGTATCGTCTCGATGGCTCCCTTTACGCTTTCCACTGCTGGAGTATAGCGTGAAGTTTGCCGACCTGTCAAGTGTTACAAACTGCCCTCGCACTCAATGACTTCCTTGATCCGCTGGATGCGGGTTGGGTAATCCTGCCCAAGGGATCTGGCTGCCTCGTAGACCTTATTGATCTGCTGTGTGTTACTGATGGTTGTCCATTCGTAGTCTGGCATGGCGTCCGCAATCTTCAGCGTATCCATCCAGTAGTCGCGCCTGTCCACCGACGAGTCGGGGCACGGCACTAACGAGGACTCGGTAACGCGGGCAACCGCCTCGGCAATGTCCGAGACCATGACGTTCTCGCTGGCGACATTGAAGACTCCGTTCATGCGCAGGATGGCTGCGTTTACTATCACGGAAGCGGCGTCGTCAACGTGGAGCATTGGTCGCCGCGCATTGGAGGCAGGGGCGATCTCGTGGGTCTTTGCCGCCTGCCAGCAGAACGCGTTGAGCACGATGTCTCGTCGCATGTTTGGACTCCAGCCCCACAAGGTGCCGAAGCGGAGCGACGTCCACGACAACTTGTCGTCGTAGTCGCCGTAGTCCAGCAGGTACTTGTCTACCTTCGCCTTTGCCTCAGCGTACGCCGTCAGCGGGTTCACCTCGTCTGTCTCCTTAGACAGCACGTTGTACGCCGTGGCACCGTAGACCGAAGCCGACGACGCAACCACATGGTGGGCATCTGGGTAGTTGCTAATCATTCGGATCGTTGACATGACGTTGATCCGCTGGGTCAACGTCGGGTCGATCTCGGAGATCGGGTCGTTTGACAGCCCCGCAAGGTGGATCACCGTGTCGATGTCTTTTGGTAGATTAAGCAGCGGGTCACGAAGGTCGCCAAAGATCTGCTTGTTTGGCAAATACTGAGTATCCCTCAGATTCATCGTCGGCAAGAACCATCCAGTGTCAAGCCCGACGACGTAGCAATCCATACGATTCTTCAGGCGATCAACGACGATTGGTCCTAGGTAGCCTAGGTTACCAGTAACAAGTACTCTCTTCATCAGCGACCCAAGTACTCAATCATCGCTTCGGACCAGTGGCGCAGACGCCCGATCTTTGTGTTCTTCAGGTTGCCCCACTCTGGACGAGTCCCGTCCTTGCGGGTAACTGGCATCACCTTGTATTTGTTCCCGACCTTCTCGCGCACGAAGCGAGCGAGGCTTGCCCAGTCGGTCGTGCCCTCGTTGACGACGTGGTAGACCCCCTCTGGGGCATCGATCAAATTGTCCACGATGACCTTCGCCGCGTCTGGCATGTACGTCGGGCGGAAGTGTTGGTCGATTGGGAGTTCGAGGTTCTTAAATGATGACGCCACGAAGTCTACAAAGGACGCCTTGAACGGAGACTTGCGTGGACCGAACGGGCTGCTGATGCGGGCGACGATGCCGCCGTTCTCTAGCACCTTCTGCTCGCCAGCAAGTTTACTCTGTCCGTACACGGACAGGGCACCCTTGCTTGGCTCGTTCTCGTTGAGGATTCGGTTCTCCCTGTTGAGGTCATACACGTAGTCCGTGCTAAGGTAAATCTGCTTGAAGCCAGCCATCGATACCGCTTCTGGCATTGTTACATTTGCTTCGACCGCGGTCTCTGGCTTCTCCTCGCACAGGTTAATGTCCCGCTGTGCCGCGCAGTTGATGACGACCTTCGGATCGGCATCGCGGATCAGACCGAGCAACTCCTCGAGGTCAGTCCAGTCCTTGCGACCAAGCACAATGTGCTTCAAGCCCTTGGCGTTTAGTTCGTCCTGTACATGCAGGGACGCCTGCCCGCTACCTAGAATTACAATCACTTGTCCACTCCTGTCTTCCCGCCAGAGAGTTCAATGCCCTTTCGAGCACTGAGCCAATTGACGATATCCTCCCAGTTCCCGTCATATTTGATTGCCTTATCGTCGATGTACGCCACAGCCGCTGGCTTGCCGTACCCGATGTGGATCTTGTGGTACGGGATGCGGTGCTTGTGCAGCCACTCCGCCATCCACCTTGTTCGCTCGCCTCGGTCGACAAAGCCCTCCCATGATCGGGAGGAGTGGATGACGATGAGGTAGCCTTTCTGCCACAACTTCGTCATCGCTTCCTTGGCGCCCTTCGTCGGCACGATGTCGCCCATCACGTCGATGGCAATCGTGTCGTCGAAGTCAACGGCAACCTGCCGCTGAATGATGTCGTCGAGTTCGCTCACTTTGGTGTATATTTCTTACCGCGCCAGACTAGTTCGTTGCCAGTCCATGACGCGAAGTCGGGCTGCCATTCTCCAGCACCCTCGCCCCAGATCTCAATGACCGAGAATCCAGCAGCCCATCGGCTGACCTGGTGCTGCGCAAGATACCCGAGATCAGTCCGCAGGCACATCATGCCCGTGGAGATCGCAGCCACGCGGTGCTCTGGGATGTCAGCAAAGCCGCCAACAGTCTTGAACATCAAGCCCTGCGAGTGGTCATGACCGCCGACAACAGAAACTCCCGCAGCCTCGACGATGGGCATGATCGATGATCCGCCACCCGAGTTACGGGAGTATGTGCCATGCGTGGCAATGAGATCGTCCGTGATCTTGTAGTACGAGCGCAGGTGCTCTGGTCCAGTGTAGATCGCCTTCTCGTCGGAGCAGGCAACAATGCCCAGCGTGTCCAGCCGCAGCAAGCGCGACAGCGACAGCACCTCTTCGCCATTGGCGTCCGCAAGCCCAACCAGTTCTGGCGCCTTGCGAGCCAGCCACTTGGAGAAGCGAGCCTCATGATTTCCGTAGAGGAAGAAGATCTCTGCCTTCGGTCCAGCCGCAGCGCGGATCTCAGCGAGCCGCCTGTGGGCGTACGCTAGTTCCTCCTGGACTGGAAGACCGAGACGCGGGTCTTTGTCATACGACGAGACCGCCGTCATGTCAAGGATGTCGCCCGTGAGCACGATGCGCTCTGGCTGTTCCGCGACCAAGAAGGTCAGGAACGAAGAGAACACGTTGCCGTCCTCAAATGGGAACTGGAAGTCCCCAGCGCAGACGACGAGGTTCCCTCGGGAGGAGGAAGGGCGTTCTCCTACCCGAGGGATGTAGTCAATGGTCACTGGCTCGACAGCCTTAAACTCATGTGGTCTCCTACTTACATAGGAAGTATATGTTTCTTTATCTTGAGAATTATCTTCTTTCTTAGGAAGAATTCCTGGATTATATATACTGGAGTTATTCTTGTCAAGTTTCATGTACCGCTTCTGTGCCACGTCTTTGGTGATCCCAAGCGCAGCCCCAATGCGTGCGAACGAGAGACCCTGCTCCCGTAGTCGCAAGATCTCATGGTCGTAAGACATGTACCCCCCTAATTGTTACACCCCGAGGAGCCGCATGGCTATGGTGGCAATTGCACCAATTGCGCTTACAGCGATCCCTACGCGCCATCGTAGCGAAAGAGTGTCTTTATGTCTAGTGTCATCTACCGCTTCAAGCCGATGTTGAAATTCTTCAACATCACGAAGGCGCTCCTCGATTCGGTCGAGGCGCTCAGAAAGGTCGGACCGAACGCCGTTGATGGCGTCAAGAAGAGAATGGAAATGCGAAGACGTCATTACTTCTTCCCTTTCTTCTTCTTCTTTTTCGGAGCCTCCTCCTCCTTCTTTTGCTTCTTTTTCTTCGGAGACACTACGGCTGGGGCTGCCGCTGGTGGCTCGGGGATGTCGGTCGGACCTGGCTGTGTGTCGCGTTCCCTTGGGCTGGTCACGACCTGCTCTTGTTCCGTTCCGTCAACAAACGGGTCGCCTTCTGGCGGTGCGGACAGGTGGCTTGGACCAGTCTCCGTCGTCGGCAGGAACACCGTCGACTCAGTTGGGATACTAGTCACTGGGCTTGCCTCTCGATACGGCGTCAACTCAAACTGTCGATTGCTCTTGTTGTAGAAGTCAAATGAGATATCCTCTGAACCGTCCTCTCTACCAACCCACTGCTGACCGCGGAGAGTAACGTTGGCATCAAGATTGATCTGACCTCGCCTGATGATGACTCGGATGTCGTCGCCAAGTTGGTAGTTCTTGTACGGGATAACCGACCCGTCTACGACGGCGACGTTGATGACCCTGATCTTATCTGGTGACGACTCTTCGAGGTTATACGCAGCGCGTGCGGAAACAGAGTCCTGTGAAATCAAGTCTTCCTGTACGTCAACGCGGTCGATAACTCCGTAGGTTGAGGCAAGGGAGGATGTAGCAAAGTTCGACCAGATCTTGGACGACCCAGTATCGAAGATGCTCGTTGCGATGAGCACGGCGCGGGTGCGCAGGCTGCGGAAGTTAGGGCTGTAAGAGAACCGCTTGACGTTGCCCCCAAAGACGAGCCGTAGGCTGTTGTTCGGAGTGGTCGAGTAGTTCATGTCTAGGAAGAACGAATTGTAACTCTGGGACGATGTTTCGATCCTATTCCCAAAGACAACTTTGCTTGTCGTCCCCTCTTGGGCAATGGCGGTCATGTTGAACAGGAACTCGCCACGCTGCTCCCCAGCCGTAAAGATGTCGTATGTTTTTGTCGCGGCGTTAATCGTGGCTTCAATGTTAATGAACCCAAGGCGAGAGTTGGTCTGGTTTTTAACAGCACTCATTTCTGCCTGCCAGATCTCTGACAGCGTTTTGTTGTCGTATGTTACAGTGTTCGATGGGCTGGCGATAATTGCCGCGGTGTCGGTCAACGTCTGGTTGAGCGCAGCCATGTAGTCGATTCCATAGAACACGGTTTCGTTTTCAGTGGCTTGGTAGTCCTGGAGGATTCCAGTGCCGACTGTGCGGTAGATGGCATCCTCTTCGTCCCATCGTTCGATGCGGTAGTGGCGCTCGAGTGGGACGCACTCGCTGATCTGTGGGTGATTGTAAGCAAGAGTAAAGAACGCCTCGCCACCCTCGTTTAGGTAGGACGAGACGCCGATGTACTTTGCGTCAGAGATTACAGCCTTGACCGCGCCGCGTCCTCGACCGCTCCCAGAGGTGTCCCACAGCGTAATGCGGAACGGTGACTGGGAAAACCATCGACCCTGCGCACCAGAGGAGGTTACGCGGACGGCGCTAGTTACGTCGACGACTTGGGTGTCGGAGATTGCGCTTGTTGCCGAAGCGGTAATTGTTACAGGACCAACGGTACCGCCAGTGACGAGTCGAGACGCCACCCCGTTTAGCGCAGTGGCTGACCCAGTGTTGGAGAGGGTACCAGTCCCAGACGCCGAGAATGTTACAGAGGCACTGCTGGAGGTCAGGACAGAAAGGGATACGTCCCTAACTTCTGCAACCAAGAGCAAGTTCGACCCCGACGGAAGGGGGCTACTTGACGATGTGATAACAATGTGATATGGTTGGATTGTGAATGAGGTGGAGCCATTTGTTACAGTCGAGTTATACGAGCCTGTAATAGTTGGCGTGCCGCCAGAAGTTGCAGTAACTGCGGCAGAGATAATTCCAGCAGCAGCAGTAACGGTCGTTAGCCCAGAAACACCGCCAGTGCCAGATTGGGCAAGCGTAATTGGCGTTGTAGAGTCGTCGGTCATAATTGCACCGACGCTGTCCCTTAATTCAGCAGTTAACGTACGAGAGAATCCTGCCGCAATAGCAGCAGTGCTGGAGGTGAAGTGAATTTCTCGCGCCGTCACATCAAACGACTGTGTTCCGTCAGTCGTAGAAGTAGCATAGAACGCCCTAATGTCTAGTTGCCCAACACCAGTTGCCGTAATGACTGTTTGCGCAATTCCAGCCACAGCGGTTGCGCTCGCGGTAGCGATGGAGATGTCTCCTGCAGACGTTGTGTCCTTGCTGAAAACAATAACCCCAGTAAAAGACGTATCGATGGCGCTAGTTGCGCTGTCGTATACAGCCGCTGAAATTGTACGTGTTCTGGTAAGGGTAAGATCAGCAGTGGAACTAGTAAATTGAATGTAGTTAAACGCCACTTAGTACCACGCCTCGCGGTAGGTAACATTAATGAGACCAAGCGTGTTTCCAGTATACGACGTTGCCACCGTGGTTGCTGCGTCATTGACTGGCGGAATAGATCCGAAGTTATAGACAGAAGTATCGATCACGTCCTGTCTAAGGGTCGTAACGTACGATCCCCCAGCGGTGGACCGCAGTCCTCGAAGGACAGTCTGATTCTCGAAGTTGACGTACCATCGGACCTCGTTCGTCGAGGTCTTAGCAATAAAATCTAGGTTGTTTAGTTTTAGGACCTGAGAGTCCATCGTAAACGTAACGTCAGCCACGGTAGCCGCAGCGTAGGATACGGCAGACGAGTAAATCAGTTCAAACGTTGGGTATGCCACCGCAGAACCCAAGTTTGGGAGGGACGTCGTTGCAGACGATGTAGTGATGGAAATAGTCCGCTCGGTAGCAGAGTACCGATACGGAGTCTTTGCAAGGAGGGTAAAACCCACAGTGGCAGCAAACCCTTTGGCGGACACGCCAATGGACTGCGACGAGGTTAGGGTGACCTCTGGCAGTGAAGCGGGGCGCACCAGCATCATCATGGGGATAAACCCAGTTGAGTAATTTGTCGTATCAATCGTAGCCTGCGAGAAGGCTAGTTGCCTAAAGCCGTAGTCAGCCTCGTAAGTTCTAGGGATGGGGCGCATTGCGTCTAGGAACGTCTGGATCTTGTCTCCAAGGTCTCCAGTTGACGTCCCAAACACGCCGCAGACGATGGACAGCGTCCTCGTCCCAAGGTACGTGTCGGCAACGTCGAGACCGTCTCGGAGCGCCCTCTTGTCGAGGTATCCGATGAGCGGCGTCTCATTGAACCTAGCGGACAGCACCTTGTACCCGCCTCGTGCAGCAGGTGTGGTAACATCCGATACGGCAATGCTATTTAGGTCTAGTGTTGTGCCGCCAGCAACCTGGTATGTAATTGGTCGATTAAAATCCATTAGCCGAGCCTCCGCATCTTGCGGAGACGCGTCTCTTCCCGTCTCACACGCTGTTGGTTGGACAGGGCGATCTGGTTCATGGACAGGGCGGACACATCTGAGTTGCCCGACTGAACTTGCCACTGCTGGAATGCCACGCGGTCGGAGAGCAGGCGGCTGAATGCCTCCGCTTGCGCCCAAACGCGGACAGCATTGAGTGCCGTGGTATCAAGGTTAGATGTGGTAGAGTCTGAGGAGAGTTGAATGAACGTCGTATATCCGAAGATACGCAGCGTTCCAGGGGATGATAGTGTGTAGTGCGGCGGCAGGAAGAGGATGTTGTCATGGACTTCCCAGCCAGAGTTTGGACCATCGGAGGTTGACGGAAGCACCGTCTCTTTAAACTTTCCGCCACCATCGTACGAGTCAACACGGAAAACCCAGTTGACGTCCGACAGGGCAACAGAAAAAACCGATCCAGAGACAGGCTGCGTAAACGCAGTCGTCTGGATTGCATCCTTCGGGTAAATACCATTCACCCAGTCGATGCCAGAGTTGATGAGGTCGTTTACCTCATTGTCGCTCCACGTTGCGCCGTTTGGATCACGAAGATCCCGACGGACCATTGTCCGAATGCTGCTTAGTGTCTCTGCCATGCTTCCAAATCCCCTTATGCTCTACTGCCCATTTAAAGGCGTCTGCCCACTCTTTTGCTCGATCCTTATAATCGTATTCTTTTAGTACGCGTTCCTTGGCTGCTCCAGCCAATTGCTCTCTGAGATCTTTGCTTCGTACTAGTTGCTTGACTGCGTCGTACCATTCCTGCCGACCTCTAGCCAGCATGCCATCGACGCCATGGCGGACCATTGAGTACGGAGCCTCTCCGTATTTAAACTTCTCACCGATGAATGCAGCCCCGACCATCGAGTACTCTAGCCAATGCAACTCTGACTTGCATCGATCAAATGAATCTCCCCCAAGTGGAGCAATCCCAATGTCTGGGTGACTCTTCGCCAGAGTTTCGGTAAACTGCTTGATATTCTCTACGTAATGGAATGCCTCGTCAAAGAACGGGGCGATAACGTGCTCAGTTCCTGGGTTTACGCCGATGAAGACGTTCCACAGTTCCTTTCGCATGTCTTCGATTGCTTTACCAGCATATCCGCCCTCCCATTTCCCTCCGACCCCGCTCGGGTATCCAGCGTAATCTCGCATCCGTGCCGTGCTGCCGTAATAGACCACGCGTGGCTTGTTACCGCCATGTTCTGGGCGCTTAGCATCAGTCGTATAAATCGAAGGATCGATTGCATTCCTAATTATCCTAATGTTATCGTTAAGGTGGCTGTATGCGTCCTTGATCGGACCAGTGCTCACCGTGACTAGATCTGCCCTTCGTGTCATCCGCTCAATGAGCGGTCTCTCAGCCTGGACGTCTGGGAAGTACCCGTTCCAAGTCCTGATCTGGAAATGATTATCGTCGGTTTCGTAAATGATTGCCTTGTCAAACTTTTCGCTTTCAAAGGCTGGGTACATCCATTCTGTGATGGAGTCCCTAATCTGCATTTCGTGTTGGTGATTTTTAATCACCTCTGGGTCCTTGCTTGCCGCACCGCAGGTGTTGCATTTTGCAGAGCAGTTGTAGTATCGGCGGAACATTACGATATCTGCCCAGTCAATATCGCTCGTATCTACGGAAAGAAGACCTTTTGCCATTGCTTCCTGCTGTGTTAGCCCCTCGGCTCCAGGCTTAGCAATGAAGTTTACCTTGTCGATGTGCCTGACGTTGATGCCCATCTTCTTCCACTCTTCGTCAAACATATGACCGCGGAAGTAGGCGCAGGGTCCCTGCTCAGCAGTACCCCATACAAGTACGTTCATTATCTTCCCCCTAGTATTTTGGCATACTTAGCCACAAATATCATAGGGGGTTTTCCCCCCGATGTCAAGCGACATCGGGGGTACTCACCTGTCTAAACGATTAGACAGCGACCGTAGCCTGCGTCTTCAGGATGCGGTAGCGAGCGCCTGCATTGTCGAGCAGGAGCGAGCCAAAGCGCATCTTGTAGCCGACCAGTGCCTTCTGAGCGAGCGGATCGGTGTGATCGCCGCCAGGAGCCACGAAGTACGACTGAAGCGTCTGCGAATCGCCAATCGTGTAAGCGTCTGGTCCGAGGAACAGAGCGGTGTACACGTTGCCGCTCGAAGCACCAGCGGTCGAGTAGACCTTGGCATCCGAGGAGACGATGAAGCGCACGCCAGCGAACATACCAATCTCATTCGTGAGAAGTGGCGTGTTGTTGACGTACTTGTTTGCCTCGATCCAGCCGCTCACGCTGGTGTCTGACACGAGGTCATACTCCTGCGAAGGGTGGATGATGCAGCGATACGTGCCGTCAGCAAACTGAGGAACGTTCGCACCCTTGAGGCGGGCAACCATGTTCTTGACGAATGCGCCCGTGAGCACACCCGCCGTAGCAACCGCGCTGTTGGCGGTGTTCGCCGTAAGCGTTGTCGCACCAGTGGCGCCAAAAATGGCGCTGGTGAGAGCGGTGCTGTGGATCTCGTCGCGGACAAGAACGTCCATCGAGCGGGTTGCATTGTAAGCAATGCGCTCCGCGGCAATGGAGATCAGGTCATGCGGTGAGTCGATCTGAGCGAGGTCAGAGACTGCCACCGTTGCACCAAACTGCTTGGCGGTGAAGTACTCGGACGAAATCGTCAGTTCGTTGTCGGTTGGAGCGGTGCCTTCCGTGAGCGCCGTCGTGTTGACCGCGAGGTCAGCGTAGCGGGCGTAGCGGAGGGTGTTCGTCCCCTTAATGAAGCGAGCAGGGACATAAAGCCCTGGCATCGCGTGGACGGCACGTGCTCGTAGTTCCTCTGCGGCTCGAGCAGAAACAAGTTCCTGTACGAGATCAGAAAAACCCGAGGTTGCCGTAGTGGTCGTAGCCATCTACATTCTCCTTCGTTTATTTATCTGCTAAATGGGTTACCAAGAGCCTTCAATCGCTCAGCGATATCGGCGCTCGTTGGCTTTGCCTTTTCCACAACAGGCTCACGTCGTGGATTGTTTGGATCAATGCGAGGCTCCGACTCTTGCTCTGTAACGCGGGAGTCAAGGAACTTCTCAAAGGCGGCTGCTCGAGCCTCCTCGTCCAAGTTCGCAGTGTCCTGGCGGAACTGTGCGTAGAGTGGGTGCTGCCTTGCGAGCCGCTCCTGACGGGCTTCCTCTTGCTGTCGAGCAAGGGTATCCTCTAGTGCCTTGATCTTGAGTTGAGCCTTCTCGTATTCCGAGAGGTTCTTCTCTTCGATCTCAGCCTTCCACCGCTTGAGGTCCTCGGCTTCCTTCTTCAAGGCGTCGAGTTCCTTCTTGGTGGCGGTCAGGGCTTGGTCCTTACCAGCCAGCCGCTTCTTGTAAGTGGCGACATCCTCGCCCTCAGCCTGAGTGGGCGTCTCCTCGACGGCTGCCTCAACAGCCTCGACAGGAGCATTAGCCGACTCTACTGGAGCCTGAGTCACGACTTCATCGGGCATTACTGTTCTCCTACTTCCTCCCCAGATTTTCTGGGGTTATTCATTATTGACCGAAGCGGTTATACTTCGGGTCGTCTGGATTCGGTATTACCTCACCAAACACATCTTCAATGGCTCGGACGATTACCTGGGCAGACCCGACGACTGTACCGCGTCCAATCTGCTCGTTGATTCGCCTGAGCGCATCGTCCCATTGAACGCCCCTGCCTTCGGCTCCTGGCTCGATTGCGGACTTCCGCATCCATGCTGGGACGCTGAAGCCAATCTGAGACGGAATCGCGGGGAACAGCATGTTGATGAAGTAGAGGAGGTCAGGCTGGTTATTGATGAAATCAATAAGGCTGCCGTCTCCGTACTCCAACTCAGTCTGCACCGCTTCGGAGATCTCGCGGTAGGCGTTAAAACCAGCGCCTACTCGCTCTCCACCGATCAGTGGCGTCTTTGCGGGAACAAATGGAATTCTCGTGAATAGAGCACGAGAGAACTCTGGGATGATCTTCGTTGTCATGTAGGACAGCGGGTACACCCCAAGGAACGGGTGGTTGAATGATCGAACAAGGTATGGGATTTCCTGCGCATAGTAGATCGACCGATTGGCAACCTTTGCCCCCTGGTCGAACGCGTACTTGAAGGCATCGACAGCCTCGTAGTATGTCTGGATCTCGCCTTCCGACGCGTTAGCCATTCGCTCTAGGACGTGCTTTCCAGCAATGTCGTCAACGTACTTTGCGGCTGCAACTGGGTCATTCCTGATCGCGTAGTCTACCGCAAGATTGTAGGCAATCTCGTATGGGTCATCGGTCTTATAGAAATCCTTCAGATTCTCAATGGTCTTTGGTGCGCGGATCTCAAGGTCCTTGACAAACCTCTCCGCAGCCTCACGAGAAGCGATCTTCTCAAACGCACCGCGCTTTCTGCCGCTTACGTCGGTAATTAACTTAAATGTTTTGGTGTTGTTTAGTTTCTCCAGCGCGGTCAGGAAGTCCTGGTTTCTCCATGCAACTTCTGCCGTTGTGTGCATGGTGGCACGGGCAATAGACTGTTGCATGTCCCCGAACTCGCGGATGACAGAACGCTTTCCAGCAAATGCCCTGGAGATAATCCTGGACTTGTTCTGGGCAATGATCTCATCGCGGGTGTCACCGTAAATTCCTCGTAGGTACTGGAAGAACTTCGGCTCGATGTTCTCTTGTACGTATCGGAAAAATGGGTTGAGGAACGAGAACCTAAACAGCGGATACGCAAAGTCTGTAACAATCATGATCCATGGAGCCTGGGTCTTGACACCAGCAGTGAGGCGTGGTATAATCCCTACCTGTGAGAGATCTCCATCGTATGCTCGAAGAACTGCGCGAAGGGCTGGATTCCTTTGTGTTCCAACGCCTCTGGACAGGCGGGCATACGCTGCGTCTCCAAGCGTTGCAACGGCGATCCTGTCAATGTCTCCAGTAATGGTCGAGATTCCAGCAAGTCCCTTGATCTGGATGTTCTTCTCGGTTGCCGCCCTATGCAGCGCGACCCATAGGTCACGAGCCTCGTACTTTGAAACCCCGACGTTTGCTGATGTCAGCAAGAATCGCTCGTATGCACGCTGTCGGATAACTGCGGATCGTCGCTCTCCAAAGGCAGTCTGGACAATCTTCTGGAATGCATTACGCTTGTCGGCAAGACCAGTTGACGCATCGAGTGCAATGCCAGGCTTAAATGCGTCATCGGCAAGATCGGCAAATGGAGCAACGACCTTGGTGACAATTTCTCGACCAGACGACGTTTCGATGACGTCGAAGGTCTCCTTCAGACCGCCCTCTGGGGCGAGCGCGAGTCGGTATCCAATCCTGGCAGCACGTCGCTGCAAGTCCTGGACAGACCGAGGAAGTTTCGCCAATGTCTTCGCATCAATAACCTCAACCCGAACCGCGTCGTCCTCGAGGAACTTAATGAGGCGCTTTTGGTCCAACTCCCCTGCTGGAGTGTTTCCGAAGCGGGCGTATAGTTCATCATACTTCGCAACGGCGGCACGCATGATATCCTGCGCCTTCTCTGGAGATGCATTCTTAATCTTAGAGATAAGTGAGGAAACCTCAGAGTTGGTGATGGATCGAGTGCCAGCAAGCGTAAGTCGTTCTACAAGACCAATCTGCTCTACTGTTTGTGTTGTTTTGGATACACCTGCCGCTCGGATCTCACCAATCTCTCGGCGAATCCTACCGAATGCCTGCTGTCGGCTCCACTCGAGCGCATCGAGTGCCGACTCACGACCCTTCGACCCCTTGGCGGCGGCGCCAGTCACTTTTCCCATGACTGATCGAACGATTGGCGCAGCAGCCTCGTCGGACAAGCCGAAGGCGTACTTTACCCACTCGCTAACTTGCGCTTGGGCGGCAGCCGCGTCATCGACCAGGTTGTTAAGTTCCAACTTATTCTCTCGGATAATTCGTGCCGCGTCAGCGTCGATGTCGTCGGTGAAGTGGCTAGATCGAGCCTTTAGGACTTCGACAATGCCACGGTCCTTGACCTCTGTGCTGACGACACGCTCCTGAATGCGGCGCTGGAGCAGGGTCACTGCATCGAACGCCTCGTCCTCAGTCATGCCACCCTTTACCTTGCCGACGATCTCATCAAATCCAGCGGGGTTATCTGGGAAGATTCCATCCCAGATCTCACGAGCCTTCTTCAGTGAAGCAACCTTCTCGCCCTTGACGGCTAGGCGCGGGTCGGCAGCGGTGACGATGGTGTTAAATACGTCCTCTGCGCTTTCGCCAGCGGACAGCATCGAGTCTGCGACGTATCCATTACGGGCTGCTGACTTCTCGAGACCAGCAAGCACCGAACTAATGTTTGTATTTGCCTCTTCTGCCAGGTTGACATTTTTGCCGTTAACTACCTTCTTCACTCCGCCAGCAACAGTGTTCAATTCGTCCCACATGTTGGTGTCGACGGAAGAGCGAAGAACCTTTTGTGCTCGGTTTGCCGCGATCTTGAGCATTGTTTCTTCGGCAGTTGTGGCGACCTTTGTCGCGGCACGTACTCCTTTTGCGGCAACGCTAAACGGCTTGGTAATCCATGTGGCGGGGATGTAGTTCAGTGGGTCAAGCACCAGCGAAAGGGCGAGAGCGCCAAAGCCGTCGCCGTACGTCTTGCCGCTTTCCTGCAACTTTGCGGCAGCCTCTCCATGCTTGCCCTGTCGGATGAGATTTTGAACTTCAGACGGAAGTTCCATGAACGCGTCTGTTCCTGGCTGTCGGTATCTAACCTTAAACTCAGCCATCCCGCGCTCGACGATGTCGCCAGGGAGAGCCAAGGCGCTAAGCGCCAGGTTTCCAGCGCCCTCAAGACCCTTGATTGGGATGTTGGCAATGTCTCCGATCTTTGGACCGCCAGGGATTCCGATCTTTGATACGGCATCAGTTGCGCTTCCGACAAAGTCGGCAATGTTGTTTCCAACAAGTGGGATTGCACGAACAAGACCCCCAGCAAGACCAGTGGCTGCGCCAGCCAATTGACCAGCGGCAGATGTCACTTCCTCTGGCTTTCCGCCAAATGAAACATCGAACTTTCCTGGTGTTTCCGAGGTTTGCTGGGACTTCGACGAGGCAACAGCAATCCTAGGAATCTTAATCGATACCTGAGAACTCCTAGTGCCGCGATTCGGGTCAACGATTGATGGCATTAACGACTACCCCCTAGAGGTCGGTTGGTTGATGGCACGGTTGATGGAGCCATCGGGCTAATTCCAGAAAGTACTTGCTGTCGTTCCCTTGTGGAGTCTCCAGAGACCTTCTGTAGTGCCCCAGACGCAAGACCAATTACTGGTGGCTTTTGAATGTTAATCGGAGACAACAGGGAGATCGGGGTTGATGTCCCAGTCAATGAGGCACGCTCGGATGCCCTAAAGTCAACGATTGGTTGAGCCGACATCAAACTTGTTGGGGTCTGGATCGGCGTCATGGTCTTAATCCTGGATGCGGCAATGTCTGGATTTGCGGCTGATGATATATTAGAGTTCCTAAAGAAGTAACTCTGAATTGCCGTTGATGTATCTGCGCCAGATGACTGAGGAACCTTCACGACTCCAGAGTCAACGTACGGCTTAATTGATGGAGTGTCCACCAACTTAGATACGTCGATTGTCTTTGGGAAGAACTGCTTGCTTTCTGGTGCAGCCTCTCCAGTCTTCGGGTCGCCAATCGCGGTTGCAGATTCCTTGCGTACGAATACGCCAGGGGATACCTGCTCATAGGCATCGGCGTAGTTGACACGCTTGAACACCCATGATCCAGGGGTTGCTCCCTGGGCAATAATCGAGGCGGTCTTCTGCTTTCCATTCTCCACAGCGCCAGAGCCAAGGAACTGGTCAAATGCGTTCGGGACGTTGGCTGGTGTTTGCTCCTTGGTCAATCGGCTCTCGCCATAACCAACGTCAAACCGACCAGCACGCTCGTTATAGATCGCAACGTCATTCTCAATTGCAGTCTTCTGCTCCTCCGAGAAGGAATACGTGATTGCATCAAGGGTCTGCTTGGTGATTACCGACCGTGCGTCTCCAGTTCTCCACGCTTCCTGTCCGACGATTGCCACGCTTTGGGCAACCTCTACAGGCTTCTCATTCCTGTACCGAACTGCCGTCGCAAGATCCGCACCCTTAATGAGTTTGTTTCCATCGACTGCCGCCTCGTTGAGTTCGAACGTAACACGCGTAGGGTTGCCGTTTGCATCGAACTCTGGTGCGCCACCGTTTCGCATCTGGATCGGCGGCTTCGTGTATGTCTTGCCATCTGAGCCAACCCAAATCTTGGTGTCTGGGTAGTAGTATCCCCATGTGGCGTTCTTAATCTCAGATCCGCGGAGCGTCCCTACAACTGGGATTCCCTGTCGGATGGTTGCGCGGACATTGCCGTTAGCGTTTCGCTCGGCAAACATGAACTCACCAGCGCCCTGATCAGCCTGTCGGATTCCAATCGTGGTCCCAACGCCAGAAGCGTCAACAAACCGTACAGCCTTTCCCTCCTTGAGAAGGGTCGACATTTGCGTAGTCTTTGCAGCATTCTCGGATTCGAGTTGGCTATTTGTCCTTGGATCCCCGTCGGCAGCCTGCCTCGGGATAATGTAGTCTAGGAGGGTGGATCCGATGGCGCCAATCTCACCGCCAGCAGCACCGACCTCGTACACTGCTCGCTCATTGGAAATCAGTCCAGCAAACACGCTGCTGGATGTTGGAGCGATTCCCTTTCCAAAAAATCCAGTGCTCTGACCGCTGAGGAACTTTAGCCAGTCCTTATTGATGCTCTCGATGACTGAGTCGTCACCATTAGCCTTACCAATGAGTTCCAATTTCTTGTCGAACGCATCCTCGTAATCTTCTAGGGTCGTATCCTGACGAGTGTATCGTGCAATCTCGGTAGCATCATTTCGAAGGGACATTGCCTCTCCAGAGTCAGCCCCGATAGACTTTGCTGTGGCAACAAGACCCTTTGCGTTATCTCGGTATTCCGAAAGCGCGGCATCAAAGTCTGCCTGCGCGGATGGGTTGATGTCGAAGTATCGAACCATTGCAAATGGATCTGCCGCAAGGAGGCTATTTAATGTAACTCCTTCGGTCATTGTCCTAAGCGACGAGGCGGCAGCACCAGTGACATACACGGCAGCCTGGGCAGCAAAGGCATCTAGGACGTCTCGTGACGCCTTGGTGTTAGCCTCTCGAGCCTTGTACAACTCATTACCAGCCTTCTCTCGAAGACCAGACAAGGTATTCGCATATGATCGAATGTTGTTTTGGATTGTATCATAGAGTTCCCCGCCAGTGATCCCCTCGGCGGCAAGGTCAGCCAACTTCGAACGTGCCCAGGCGAGATAGTTTTCTGTCTTCTTAATCTGCGTTCCAGTTGGCTTATCCTGCGCAGCAAGAACCTTACCATACTCTTTGTCGATCTCTCGATTCCAGATTGTGGTAAACAGTTTATCCTTCAGATCGAACGCGGTCGGTGACTCTGGATCAATGCCGCCAAACGCAGCAAGAACTCGGTTCTTGTACTCGTCACCGCTCAGGCTTCCGTTGTTAAGGGACGCTGCCTCTCGGTCCATGATTGCATCGGCTCGAAGAACAAGCGCATTCTCCTGCGGTGTTCCCTCTAGGAGACCAATAGCAGAGTCTGTCTTGCTAAGCAATTCTTCGTATGTAACAGATCCGTTCTTGTATTGTTTTGCTACAATGTCCACATACTCTGCTGTCTTATTGGCAAGAAGAGCCTGGTACTCGATTCGCTCATCTTCGCTAAGGTCACCACTTCTAAGCAGTTCTGAAATCTGATCGTAAAACTCCCCAAAGTTGTCACCCATGCTCGCATTAAAAGAAGTGGTAACAGCCTGAGCCTGGCGACCGCGCTCCTGTCTAAGGGCGTTCTCCCGCATGTTCACATAGTAGGCGTACTCGGATGAGTTAGGGTCAAGACCTTCTAGTCGTGAGTCAATGTATGCTTCGATATCTGCGCCCTGCGGGACAGAACCATTGTACTCAGTCTGATCCTGAAATGCGTTAAGCAGCGCACGCTCGTTCATCGAGATGCTCTGCTGAACTAGATTGCTAATGAATCCGCTAAGATTAGAAGATCCAGTAGTTGCTCGTCCGAACCGTCCTCGTCGTGCCATTATGCGGGTACCTCACCTTCAGGCGCTGCGTTTTCCGCCAGCGCGTTTTCTGGGGTAGCCTCTGCTGGAGGCTGTGCCTGATTCTCTGGCTGGTTAAGCGACTGCGTACCAGCCGCTGGAGCCTGTAGTGTTCTTGCTGTATTCTGGACGCTTGCCTGTTGCTGAGCAAATTGCTCGGCAGCAGCCTGCTGTTGCTGTAGTCCCATCTGCTGGAACATCTGCATCAGGTTCGCCATTGCCATGACGGACGATGGGTTGAGGGTGGCGTCTGTTTGCTCCTCGCGGATGACAATCATTTCGCCTTCTGGGTCCTCTACGCCCACGCGGTCCATAGCACGCTCTGCGCTCCAGATACGGTTCTGGACCAGGTTGATCGCCGTCTGTGCCAGTTCGAGCGTGTCTCGTGGCGTCAGTTCTGGCGGTGTAATCTCAAGTCGGTAGTTGCCGTTGAAGACGAGACCAACCTCTGGCTGCTTCGTCTCCCACATCTGGGCGCACATCTTCCACACCTGCTTAATCCAGGAGTAGAGCAACTTGCGCTTTGGCGCAATGCGTGCCTCGTAGTTGGCGACGAGAGACGCGATGGCGCGGGATGACCCGAGCACGCCCGAAGGCGCAAGCCCGAGGAGGAGGTCATTAAGCCCCGTCACCACCGCGATCTCTCTGTCGACACGTCGGTTATAGTCTTCAATCTGGAACTGTGGAATGAACGGAGAAATGGATCGGATCTCGTTGCCTGGTCCAGGCGCCGCCATCTTTCCTGGCTTCGGGATCGCATTGGCTGGGATCTCGTCTGGCGCTTCTGGTCCGACCAACTGGAACATCTGACCGCCGATGACCGAGTGGATCATCTGAGCCTGATTCGTAATTCGCTCATCCTTCTCGCGGAGCAGTTGCTCTACGTCGTAGAGTTCTGGCTTACCGTATGGGCTGCCAGGAACCTTGGCGTTTGCAAGGAGGACGTACGGGATCTCTCCGCGGTACTCGCGGTGCGCTGTGTTCTTCACCAGCGTGTTGCCGACGAAGATGGCATTGTAGACCGTAGGAGCCTTGCCAGGTGCGCCTGGCACCTTGTACCAGTAGTCGTAGACTTCGACCTGCTGCATCTCGTACGGCGTCTCGCGTCGGAGCGGGTTGCGCTCAAACTGATTCTGGTAGACGTTGGCGATTGGGTCATCATGGGTCGATGCGGTGTAGTTGTACCACTTCCCGCCCTGCTGCGTGGCGACCACCTTGATGCCGTAGTCCTCCTCCACAGCCTGTGGCGACATGCCGTAGGTGTAGAGCGCCCAGTCTAGGCGGCTGAAGTCAGACATGCCGAACCCAAGGTATAGGTTCTCTGGCATCTCGACGATGCGGAGGCGTGGGATCTTGTTCTCGGCATCCCAGTAAATCTTGCCAGCGGTGTAGCCGTAGAGCGACTTGATGAAGCACGCGTCCTCGAGCAGCACGTCGAACTGGTTCTCCTCTGCCCAGCGGAAGAAGAGGCGCTCTGCGTTGGCTGCAATGAGTCGGGAGTCCTTGTCTTCGCCAGCGGGGATGTAGTTGATAACTGGCATGACCGCCTGTAGCGACGCTGGGATGTTTACATACGCAGCGTGTACGTTGACGGAGACGTGTGCCCGACCAGCGGTGCGGGCGGTGGCATCCTCTGCCCAGTGGTCTGCACCGCCGAGCGTGATGACGTTTGGATGATAGAGGTTATCGAATCGTCGGAACAGGGCACGAAGTCGGTTCTGCTCTGGCTCAGAGGTCTGCTTGCGCATAAGAACCTCTCCGAAGAGATTGAACTCAAAGTTTGTGTCTGGGTTGACGTCCTGTACCTCCAGGCTTGTCTTGAGCATCTTGACTGATGCAGCCTGTACGTCGGTTAGTTTATCAACTTCAAGTTTCGCAAAACGCTTATTGATCGGAGTGCCAACACCGCCAGCACTTGCATTCATTGCAACTGGAGATGTGGCAATAGCAGGAGACGTTGCCCGAATACCGCTCTTTGCCTTCGTTACGGATCGAGAGGCTGAGCCAGCGGTTACGCGTGCTGGGGTCGCTACTGATACAAGTGGGTTGCCGCCACCAAGCGGCTCTCGGATGACCTCGCCCTTTGAGAGTCGGCGTGCCTTATCTACCGCCTTGCCGATTGACTGCACCTGGGCTGGCGTAGCGACATCTGGGTCAGTTGTGTACTGACCTGGCACCGCACGCGTCCCCTGGAACGCTCGTGGAACTCCTCGAACTTTAGCCATTAATCACTTCCTCCGTAATAGGAAAATACTGGGTCTTTGACTGGTTGATCTGGATTTCTCACTGCGTGCCAAACGGCAAGTGCGAGAGCCATTACTGCGTCTGTTTCCAATTTCTTATCGTTTAGTTTGTACGACAGCAACTGCCTGCGAAGATCGTCCCACGGCTGCCCTCGTGGGATCACCAACTGCTTTTTGTCAAGCAGTGACTTCAGCGTCGCCAGGAGGACCAACTTCTTGGACTTTGTGCCACCGAAGTCATATCCCCTGAGCGGCTTGATGACGTTAAACTCTTGACGGAACAGGCGTCCGCCCATCCCAGTCTCGTCGACAATCGTGGTGCAGAATGCACCATCCTGTTGGTAGAGCAGTGCGTTCTCACGCACCATGTTCACCACAGACGGAATGGTTTGCTTTCCAATACGTCGTCGTGCTCGTACTCCTCGGATTCTGGTTCGGTCTGTGTAATCGAGTACGACCGACCATGTTGAGTCAGAAGAAATACCTGGGTCACATCCTTGGACGTACCGATGTCCCCTCTGTGGTGCAAACTCTGGAGATGCGTCAGGATCAAAGGCTCCGTCCACAGACTGTGCTGCGAAGTATGCGTCTCGCGCCTCGATGAAGTATCCATCGACGTTCTGTGGGACGAGGTACTCGGCTTGCTGTCGGACGATGGCATCGAAGTTTTCTTTGGTGAGTCCGTATCCAACATTTTCGCGGGTTGAAAGCCGAAAGGAGATAAACTGTGCATCCCGTCCTGGGTTCTCGGGATTTCCCATTTCCCAGAGGTCGGAGTAGTCCCCGATGCCTTCCGTCGGCGTACCGATGAAATGGAGCGGACCGCCCGTCGATAATCGGCGGAGGTTGAGAACCTCTTGGTAGATCTCCACCAAGTGTGGCTCGAACGCCGCCTCGTCGAACGAGATGCCATTCATGTCCTTCCCGAGAAGCGCCTTCGCTTTCTCCTGTGTAGTTCGGAAGTGGATGCTTGCGCCACCAACAACTGGGTGAAACTTAATCCACAGGTACTCGCCTCGGTACTTCTTATCGACCGTTGCGATGTTCCCAAGTTCTTTGGAGAGCGGGCACCCGTTGCCTTTCTGGGCTGGGTGGGATCCGTTGAGGATTGCGCTAATTTCCCGATGGACGAGTTCTGCGGTCTCCTGCTGGATTCCTACGTGGTACCATTCGTATGGGGTGTTTGCCCATCGTCGAGCGTCCGAGGGATCGTCATGTTTCGGCTGCTGAACTCCCATTTTGTACATGGCGTGGTGAAGGCAGAGTACCGCCATCGCAAGCGTTTTCCCCGCACGATTTCCCGCGGAGACAACCGTGGTGAGGTATTTCGGTCTATACCCCGAGTCATCACGCTCTGCGCAGGCTTTCCACCATTCCACTTGTCCTCGGTGCCCATTGATATTGAGCCAGCGCCGAGCAAAGAACTCGATGTCAGTGCGACCGAGAGCCAAATCTCGTGCAGTTTCATTACCGAGCACGAGTCCCCTTGTTACGTGCGCTAATTGCTCGTGCCTTCGCCTTAGCGTCAGCCTTGCTGCTTGCGCCCCATGCCTGGAGACTGAGTAGTAGTCGTGTAGGTTCTCCGTTTGGCTTGCGCTCTGGTCCTGGCATGTTCCCCATACGGGCAAGGAACGATGCTCGTCGTGGGTTATCGCCCTTCTTAACTGGCGGCTTTAGGGTCCCCTGGGTATAGGATGCGCGACCCTTGGCGTTAAGACCGCCCTTTGGATTCTTACCCTCTTTGCGCTGCCATGCTGCCGTTCGTGGCATTATCTCACCTCATTATGGTAATATAGGACTCGATTGCAGAATGCAATAGACTTTGCTTTCTCAACGATTCTGTTGATGAAGGTGCCGTCAGCCTCATAGTGCCTGTCGGCATATCCAGCAGCCCTGCCCTTGTCGATCTGGACGATGAAGTTTCCAGATGTCGAACTTGAGTGGGCGAACTGAGGATTGGCATTCTTAGACCAGCCACAGTATACCACATCATTGCCAGACTCTGCAAGTGTCATCATGTCTAGAATGTAGTCTGGGTGGTAGGAGTCATCATGGTTAAAGAAGCCAGCATAGTCGCATGTGGCAAGGTCAAGACCTTTTGCCCTCTTTGCGTGCCCCCAGTCCCCTAGGTTCGGCTCCTCGTAGAAGCGCACTGACGGAAACTCTTCTTTGAGGCTTGCGATATCAATATCCGAAGCAAGGGCGATAATCTCGTCTGGCTTCCGAACCTGCCATTCATGAAGATCCTTCAGGATTCTTCGCAGGTTATCCTTGTCCGCATGAGCAGTTACAATCGCTGTTAGTGTCGCCATTTATTCTCCCGATAATGTCGCTTGTCGAAATTCCCTTCGTGTAAGGAACGTAGAGCATCTTGATTGCTCGATCAGAGAGCCACTGGTCGTCAACGCCAAGTTGGTTCAAAAGATCTGGACCGAACCAGTCGTCTCCGTGTGCAATGTAGGCGATTTGTCGGTCCGAGATTAAGTCGATTGTCTTGCCGCTGTTTTCGTCCCCAACGTTGATGCACACGTCATCGACGTACTTGCAACCGTTGAGAGCCTCCATTCGCTCCCCAATCGTCATGATCGGCTTACGCTTGTATCGCTCCGCGAACTCGTCGGTGTTTAGCGATACGAGGACTGGTCCGTATTTCTGACACTCCCTCAGAAAACTCATGTGCCCGTAGTGGAACATGTCAAACGTTCCACCGACGTACACCCAGTCTCGACTCATCCCTCAACCTCGTGAACGGGCTTCGCCTCGATGATCTCGTATGTAGTGGTTGCCCCTCCGAGGATCTGCGCTAGTGAGACCATTAGGTCCCTGTCGGCGGTCTTGTCGTTCCGCTTGTCGACCATTTCTTGCGCTCGCAGACCCTCGGAAAGTGTAGGGGTCATATCGCCCGATTCAACCGCGGAGAACACATAATCTCGGACAAGTGTCGCAAGATCCCTGTGCCCCGCCTTGATGGTCTTCTGGGCTTGTTCCATCTTCTTGACCGCTTCAATCCTTGCGGATTCATGAGGGGTCGTCAGATGTTCACGCTTATGCTTGCCGAGCGTGTTGCGGCTAATGTAGTATCCCTCGTCCTTGAGCCAGGATGCGATCTTCAGATCTGGCATCCCGTCCTTCATCCGCTTGTTGATCAACTCAACGAGCGGGCTGCGGCAGACGTGGCACCCAGTCAGTACTGGGGCAAGGTCTTTGACGTCCACTTATTCCTTGTTGCCAAACGCCTTATCGCTTGGGTTGAGCCATCGGATGACGACTGGAACAACGGCAGCGATGCCAGCGGACAGGACGGACTTCCATCCGTCAGCGCCAAAGTCGAATGCCCCACCGCCAAGCGCAATGAACTGCGCGAGACATGCGGCGAGGAATGAACGTGCCCAAGATGCGAGTACTGCCTGTGTTGACTTGCTCATGTTATCTCCTACTTCTTGATGATGACGCACCGACGATGCGGAGCCTCACCCTTGCTGGAGGCGATTGCCTTCAGTTCCTTCTCTGTAACGATGCAGGCATACTTCTCTGCCTTGAGACCTGAGAATGTTGGGTCAGCGAACTGGAATCCAAACTCTGCATCCCAAACTGCTGAAACCATGTGACCATAGGTTGCACCAGCGTGACGACCAACGAACCGCTTGTGCCACGCGCTGATCGCCTGTGGTGGATAGAACCGAGCAGCCTGGACGTTGATGACGACCGCAGCGCCAGCCTTGAGACTCTTCACCACATCGTCCCAATCTCGCGCCCATCGACCGTTAGCGCCAAGGACCTTGCAGGTCTTAATGATCTCGGAGAGGTCGGTGGCATTATCAGCCACACCAGGCTTGTCCTTGCGACCAGTTGCCTTCTCCTTTGCCGCAACGCCTTCCTTGGCGGTTATTTCCTTGCCAAGGACCCACGAAGATGCGGCTGCGCATGAGGAAGGTCCGCAGTCATCGAGCACGCCACCGCGCTCTACGAGCGGTAGTTGCGACCTGATCTTTA